CATCGCGCGAGCTTTGCGCGCGGATAGTGCCGTTCCTGGACGGATTAAGGCGGGGCGTCGCCTCGATCATTGGCCACAATTTTTCCGCCGACCAATCGACGGCAGCGAGAATGGTCGCCTGCACATACATCGCCGGGCCGGGCGAAATGTCGGAGATCGCCCCAACCCAATTTTCTGCGCTCGCAGAGCCGCCTGATTGGCTGCTCTTGAGGATGCTGATCTCTTCGCAGGGATCATGTGCCGACAGCTTTTCCATGATCTCTTTGAGATATGGGGCGGTCTGATGCTTCCACGCGCCGGGAAACGGGCTTTCCTCTGGAAAGCGCCGGTAACGTTCGGCCCAATCAGCAATCGACATGCGCGGCGGCGGCTTGAATCCTCGCGCCCAGGCGCGGCGCAGCCTAAGCGCATTCTGTTTCAGCGCCTCGCCGGCGGTGCCGAACTGCGAATAATCGATCACGGCAGTCATGCCACGCTCGAGTCGATCTCGTCTTCAGCCTTGTCGATCGCGTCGATCGCCTCGGCATCATCGCTTTCGCCGGTCATCAGCGCTTCGGCCAGCTCGGCAAAAGCGAGATCGATCTCGTCAGTAAGGATCGCCACGATCTGACGCGGCTCGCGCTCGGCGGCGAGCCTTTCGGCATTGTTGCGGACCAGGGCGATCATGCGCTCGCGGGCGATGCGGCCGTTTTCCGCCGCGAGGCGTTCGAACTCAGCGAGCGCGACCAGGTCACCGGCCCGCTTGGCATTGTCGAGCGCCTTGCCGACGGTCTGCTGCCGGAGCAGATCAGTACGCACGATCGAAAGACCGCTATCGGCGGGCGTTGATACTGGCGCCGGGGACGAAGGCTCAGAAGCCGCCGCGGCTTGGGCCGTGGTGGGCCGACCTCGGGCAGGATCGAGCTTGGCGTTCAGCCGGGCTTCCGTCCGCGCGACATCGACCTTCAATTTTCCATCCGGAGCCTCGGCGAAAATCAGCAGTCCGTCCTTTTTCCAGTTCGAGACGGCCGACTTTTTCACGCCGCGATGCGCGGCGAACTCGGCCTGCGACATCAGCAACGGGTTCATAAAGTTCAAAATCCTCGCAAAAGTTCAACTGGTTCAAAGCCGCGCTCTGCACGACCGCATAGGGTCGGGCACGCAGGAAGAACCTATGGCCCCCGGCTCGGCACTCCCCGCCCCCACGCACAAAGCGTCGCGAAGCGGCAGCCTGGTGAAGCCAGGTGATTCGCGGCGCTCTATGCATGTCCGGGAGGGAAAAGGGCTGAAAACAAAGGCCCGGCGAGACTTTCGATCTCACCGGGCCTGATCAACCTTGCAGTAGTCTTGTCAAATTCCGTGTCACCTGTCCATGACCGGACCGGAATTTTCCCATGGCGTCAGCGGCGCCGGCGCGCCAGCCAATTGGTGATCATGCAACACGCCAGGCTCGGCCAGCATGCCATGCACCTTGGCGACGGCAATCGCCCACCGGCGATAGACGCTGCGCCTTTCGTCGACGATCGCCGGCACGTCCCCGTGGGCAAACACGTGATAGCCGACGATCCGCAAGCGCCGTTTCTTTTCCCATCTGCCCCAAATTGGCGAGCCCTTTTCCCAAGTGATCACCGGCTCGGGCGTCCAATCAGGTGCCTCGCCGATCAGCGCCCATTGGCGCACCAAGCCGGGATCGCCGCATCTGCTTACCGCCTCGGCCACGGCATAGGCATCGCGCGGCGCCTCGAAGCCCATGTTGATACTTGAACCGACCGCAGCGCCAACTCTGTCAGTGCTGTCTACGCTAGAACCGCGCGGCCGAAATTGCGGGCCAAGCCCAAAGCCGGGCGGACGCGCCTGGTGCACTTTCTCGCGCGCGTAGGCCCAATGCAGTAGCGCTTCAATCGTCACCTGGCTTAAGGGTCTAATTTCATCACAGTGCTTAAGAGCGTTACCTATACCCTTCACACCCGCGCGCGCCCGCACATACGAAGGTCTAGGACACGCTCTCGCTCGCACTGAATTGCCATCCATCTGATCGGCCTTCCTTTTCACCCCAAAAAGGGACAGTGCGAAGCAGTTCGAGAGAGCGAAGAAAGAACCGAGCCTTGTGTTGTTAGCGCCGCCAACACACAAGGAAAGTTCCCGCCGCGCGCCCTTTTAGAAGCCCCGACACGCACTCTCGCACTGCTACGCACTGTCATTCGCACTGCCTTCCAGCGGGTCATTTTTGACCGTGATGCCCTGGTAGAAAGTGAGCCCGTTCGACCGCCGGCGCGGCACGCCCCTGCCCGTCAGCTTCGCGCCGAAAGGCCGTGACGGGATCGGATCGATGCCCTCTTCCTTGCACCATTCCAGATACACTTCGCGCAGCCGCTTCTGGCTCGTTTCCCACGGCTTGCCGGTGCGCGGATTGGTGTAATCCAACGGATAGATGTCGCAGCGGACCTTGATGAATTCGCCCACAGGGTCTTCATCTGCGCGGTAGGCCTCGACGGCGGCGATCGCGGCCGCGGGCGGCTGCAGGCCGCCGGCGAACCATTCTTCGGCGCCGGTCAGCATCCATTGCAGGATGCCTTCAGCTTCGGCCAGCAGCTTGGTCTCCAAGCCGCGATCGACCTTCTCGCTCGGCACCTGCACCGTGAAGGGCACCAAGCGGATTCTGCGCCAGATGCCGTGATCGGTGCCGCGAATGACGGGCCGATGATTGGTGGAAATGATCGCCTTGAACACCGGCCGGAATTCGAAAAAGCCCTGGTTCAGGTGGCGCACCGTCATCGGCTCGCCGCTCGCCATTTCTTTCACCTTGGCCTCGTCCAGCCTGGCGCCTTCGGGCGGCTCGGCGGCCGAGACCATGCGCGCGCCGGGAAGCCGAGCCAAGTCTGGCGATGCTTCCGCGCCGGAATTGCCTTCGCGCTTGGCAAGGAATGTCGAGACCGGCGAATTGACGGCATAGTCGCCCAAGATGTGGCGCACCACATTCATCAGGGTCGATTTGCCGTTGCTGCCTGTGCCGTAAAAAATGAAAAAGGTCTGCTCGCGCGTAGACCCCGTGAGGCAATAGCCAAGAATGCGCTGCAGGAAAGCGCGCATGTCCTCGTCCGGCATGATCTCGGACAGAAAGCGCTCAAATGTCGGGCATGTCGCACCTGGCCTGTAGCGCACGCCCAGCGAGCGCGTGATGCGATCGGTGCGCATGCTCTCGCGGAAATCCGTCTGCGTGCCCAGCTCGATCGTACCATTGGCGGCGACGAGCAAATGAGGATCGCGATCGAGCGTTTCGACAGGCTCGGTCATATAAGGCGCGGCCGACGCCAGCATGCCGTTGACGCGCGACTGGTTGCCTGATTGCACGAACCACTGGAACAGCTTGCCGATGCGGCCTTCGGCTTTGCCGGGCTTGGCCTGCAGGGCCTTGGCTTCGTTGGCGATCGCCTGGGCGACCTTGTGCGCCAGCTTGACCGCGCCGGACTGGCCGCCTTCCTTGTCCCACCTGGTATTGTCCCAGGTGAACCAGCCGATATTCTCGACGAACATCAGATTTTCGCCATAGCGGGCGATCAGCCGATTGCCGTTGCCGAAATCATTGGTGGGCTGGAAGGCCAGCACGCGGTCCAGCTCGTCGCCCTCATCGGCGCTGTCCGGCGCGATCGCCTCGATCTCGGCCTTGCGCTGCGATTTGGTCTTGCCGACCGGCGGCAAATCCTCGTCGCCATAGGGATCATGCTCGCTCATGCAACGGCCTCAAAAAGCGGCCCTTTGCTTCGCAGGCGATCTGAGCAATGGGGATTTAGCCATAAAACTTCGGTGCGTGACCTCGCGCCGTCCGCCAAAGCGCGGCATTCCATCCGCTGCCAACCGTGCAAGGATGTTTCGTAAAGCGGGCACGGATAACCGCTCAAAACGACCATGCCCGACAATCTCTTGAGGAAGGCGAGCACTGTCCGATCGAAGCGATAGGCGGCAACATACGAACCGCCCTTTCGCCGGCGCTTCGGCGACCTCGTTTCATGGACATAAGGCGGATCGACATAATGGAGCGTGTTCGGCCCATCATGTGCGGCCATCACTTTGACTGCATCGCGGTTTTCGACCACCACGCCGCGAAGGCGCTCGATGATGGCGGCGAATGCCGCAGGATAATTCATCCAGTCACGCGCCGGCGTGGTGCCCGAGCGATTGGAGTTTGCCCTGAAGCCAGTCTTCCATTCAGAAATCGAGCCATCCGAGCCAAACCCCATGAACGACCGGATCAGCAGCCGGCGGCTGCGCTCGATTTCGTCCAAACAGGGTTCATAGGCGGCTTCGAATTCCGCGCGGGCAAATGGCGTTGCTTCCAAAAGCTTGACCAGCCTGGTGGAAGCGATGTCGTCGCGGGCCACGCGAAAGAGCGTCACGATCTCATTGTCGAGATCGTTATAAACTTCGGCATAGGAGCGGGATTTACGAAGCAAGACGGAGCCCCCCCCTCCGAACGGCTCGGCATAGACGCGATGCGGCGGAAAATGCGCGATGATCCACGGCGCCAGCCGCCACTTGCCGCCATGCCAGCGCAGCACCGGGCGAGACAATTCCGTCATGCCGCCTTCCCCGCGAGGCGCAGCGCCTGGTTGCCCCACGCGTCCCAGCCGGGCCG